AACGAAGCTGAATTGATGGATATGTTAGACAAGAATCTAACTAAAGCCCAGATGAAAGCTTTTGAAAAGCTTGATGCAACAGCACAAAAGCACGTAAAAGACTCTTTAGTTCGAAATGTATTGGTAACAGCATGGGATGAGAAAGACGACGAACTTGCAGCATTAGTCAAGTCTAAAGTTAAATCAGCCCTTGATGAAGGCAAATCACTTTGAACGTAGAGGAATACGAAGAGCGAATACGCCAGAGGGTCGGAGAAAGTGAATATGCTAGGCATGAAGAGCTTGTCCGTCTTCTGGCACGCAATCTTGCTCTTGAAGACGTGCTGTGGGAAGAAATTACTTTACATCTTCGGGATGTTAACCGCAGAACAGAGCTCTTGCGACAAAGAAATTCAATCGTTCGTGACATTCATACGGAATTCCGAGCGTTAAACATAGAAGTCCCATCTTTAACCGAACAAAGGACAGAGGACTTTGCTAGCTTTTTAGGAGATTTAACAGATGACAACGGAAATGAGACACCTAACTCGAAGTCTGACGGGCAAGAGCGCGTATGATTCAAGACAATTAGAGAATATATTCGAAAAGGTTAGACAAGATAAAGATAAAATGTTGAAATTGGTCCGTGCCTTTTGTCAGGCATATCTTGTTGACCAAAAACAACGTCCTTTAAAACTTAGACCACTCCAAGAGAATATTATTATAGAATGTTTAACATTAAGAGACGATGACAGGCAGAAGAAAGTAGCAATATTAGCTCCACGTGGTAGTGGAAAGTCATATGCTCTATCAGTCGCAGTCGTTATTTACATGTTTTTTAAGCGATTCAGGGATTTAATCTTTGTTTTAGCTCCATCTGAGGACCAAGCAGCTTTAATTTTCAATTATGTGTACCGACATATGGCAGATAGCCCTATTTTGGATAGCTTAGTAGATAATTATAGGTTTCATAATAAACCAAGCATTACAATGAAAGGAGGAACCATAATGAGGCGTGCTCCATTAGCGCCAAGTAATCAGGGGCAAGCCATCCGTGGCCAGCACCCTACGTTCTGTATCGTCGATGAAAGTCCATTGATTGACGATAATCTGTTTGTAGATAACGTAGAACCAGCGATAGTTTCAAATATGGCCCCGTTCATAAACTTAGGTACACCAAAGTCAAAAGACAACCATATGTGGCGTTATCTTTATGATGATAATTATGCAGAGACCTTTACAAGGTTGCATTATACGTGGCGTGATGCAGTGAAAGCAGGAGAAGCTTATTCAGCTCCCTATACTGAACAAGATATGTTGGAAAAGATGGTGGAGTGGGGGGAAGATTCTATCTACTGGAGGACAGAATATGAATGTGAGTTTGTAGAGTCGGTATCGAATGTATTTAATCCAGAAAAAATAAAACAATGCTGTGATGATTATGAGCTTACTACTGCCGAAAATTTGGTCGAAGGAGGAACGGGTGATTTACCTATCACTATTGGTGTTGACATTGGGAAGTCAGTTAATTCTACTGTTATCTCTGGTTGGGTCTTGGAAAAGGGAGAAACAGATAATATTGCACGGCTTGTCTATCTTGAAGAAATCAACGCTAGAACTGGGGGACATGATATACCTTACCAGCGTGAACGAATTATGGTGGTTGCCAGAAAGCTGGGTGCTGCTAGGGTTATTATTGACGCCACTGGTATTGGTGGTGCTATTGAGCAAGATATTAGGATGGCGTGCATAAATGATTCTATACATTTTTTACCGTTTGTTTTTACTGGTGGCCCAAAAGGTACCAAAACTCAAGCATATAGAGATTATCAATCTTTTATACAACAAGGTAGGGTTAGAATACCTAATCCAGATAATTTACCACCAAATGCGGCAAAACTAGTACATAAATGGATGAGAGAACATATAGATTTAGAATATACCATGGATGTAGCTAATAAAACAGAAAAGATTGCTGCACCTGATGGGAAACATGATGATTTTTGTGATAGTAGTGTTATAGGTATACATGCTACACTCTCTATGTTACCTTCTGGTGGAACATTTGGGAGCTCCAATGCTAGTAGAAGTACACCACGTCGCATGCCATTACAACAACAAGGGTCTGGATATAGTGGTGGAGGATTATTTACCACGCGCAGAAGGCCCAATTCTTTTAAAAAGCCCGGATTAAACGTATAATCTATTATAAAACGGCAAAAGCTTTATATACTCAATAATCGTAAACTATAAATAGCCATGTCGTTCGTAGACAATATTAGGCGGCGTTTTGCTTCAATTGGAAGTGAACCAGCTGTGAAAGAAGACGACCCTCGCTCTTTTGGAGAGGGAATAATTAGACGCATTAAATTGCAGAATCAACAATTTTCTTCTGTAGGTAAAAAGTATGAAGAACATATAGGTAGTCCTAGAGTTTATATGAATGTTTATTTATCAGACCCTTTAGTTAGAAGTCTAGTAGATTTACCATGTTTTTATGCAGTGAAGGATTGTTTTGATATTGTTACAGATAAGGACGACGTGCGTGATAACATCGAAGAGATGTTTAGAGATATTAATATTGAAAACACAATGTATAATTGGTTACGCAATGCACGTATTTTTGGAACATCTTATTTAGAATGGACTGGAGATAATTTAGTATTACGCTCTAGTCAGAACATGTATGTTCAAAGAAACGAACATGGACAGATTTTATATTATTACCAAGATGTAGGTGAAGATAAAGAAAACGTTCGTTTTGAAGAAGATGAAATCATAGAACTTAAAAATAATCCTTTTGATGATTATGCTTATGGTTTATCAGACATACATCCCATTCTTTATTTAGTAGACCTTAAAGATTTTGCAGAAAGAGATATAGGAGCAGCCCTTAATAAATATGCTTCATCTCGTTTTGATATATCTTGTGGTTTACCAGATATGCCTTATGGACCAGATAAAATAAACGAAGTTGTAGCAGCATTCAATGCTTTAGAACCCGGTGAAGATATTATACATGGTAATGATATCGAAATCAAAGAGATGCAAGGTACACAACGAGCATTTGAGTATGGTAAATATACAGATGATTTATTAGATAAGATTCACATGGCATTAAAAGTACCACGAACAATGTGGACAGACCCAGATAAAGCAAGACCTATTTTTGAACCATATGTAAGATATTTACAGACTATGGTCGAAGCAGCTATGAACGCACAGCTTATGCCACAATTAGAAGATGGTGAAGCTAAGTTTAGGTTTAGACAAATTAATGTTGATGATGCATTCACTAAAGCTAAGACTGATATGATTTATTTATCAGAAGGAGTATTATCACCCGGTGAAGTTAGAGAAGAAAGAGGATTAGACCCTGAAGGAGTTGTAGAATTAGATATGGAAACTTCAGAAGATATCAAAGCCTCTCCAATCAAAAAAGAACAGAGTGATAAGAATGCAAACGTTTCTGGTGGAAAGAACACTGATAAGAAAGAAGAATCTGCCAGAGCACAAAACAGAGGCAACAAGCCGTCCGCAAATGCGACAGGAGATAGAGCATGACGTATGAGAAATGTGTAAGAACTGTTAGTCAAACACTAAAAGACCGTGGTTTTGATAATCACGATAAGAAGGCCCAGAATATGTGTAGTATTTGGGCTGAGCAAAATGGTGTTGAGCGGGAATTTGGTAGAACCACGTCCGAAACAGAGGTTCGCAGGTCTTTCGCACTACAAATGCAAGAAGGCTCAGAAATGACATTTAACGAGGGCGATGGGGAGAATACCGTGACTTTTCCCGTAATCGCCATTACATCCGGCCCTCATGATTATGAGGAAGACGGAATTGAGAAAAGGGTTTATATAGAACCCAGTATGTTAACAGATGTAGTGAATTCCTTTAAGGAACTCCCTATCTATGTTGACCATCAACGAACACCCGAGGATTTAATCGGCATGGCTACTGACCCTCAGGTGATAGAGATGGATAATGGAAAGACCGCAATTAAAATGTTAGCAACCGTTTCTAACAAATACAATCGCGGAGACGAAGCAATGAACAAGGTAAAAGACGGGGATATGACTCATGTCAGCATCGATTGGTTATCCAATGATGTAGACGTGATGGGTGACACTTATGCCACTAACATTCATCCCACGGAGGTATCATTTATTGACAATGAAAAAATGGACCCCGTCTGCAAGGAATGTACTATTGACAAGGAATGCCAATTAC